GACACAAACATCTCAGCGACATGGGAAAAGTAACACGCATAAGGTTACCTGAACCTTTGAAAAAACAGATACGTGGCAGTGTGCTAGGTGCAACATCCTTTCGTATTGGGTCTAAGCCTTACACACCAGCAGAGGTTAAATCATACCTTCAGATGTACATCTCTGGATATACAAGGGCAGAGGTAAGCAAGCACTTTGACGTGTCAGAGTCTCGCGTAACCAATGCATTCAAGCACGTTGAAAACAGTAAATACTATGTAATGGTGTCTAAAGCCAATAAGATTCGTAGGCTTGGTAAGCAAAGGCTGATAGAGCTCAAGGACTTTGATAAAGTATTTCAATCATGAAAGACGTCACTATAGGTAACAAGACTATACGTCAGCTCGAAGTTAAACTCTTCGTCACATCTATGCTCTTACAGGAGCTGTTAGATGAGACACAGGGTGAGACCAGGTTCAAGCACAAGCTGAAGTTCCACATCAATGGACTGCAGCGTGAGCTTGACAAGGTTCTGAGTGTGAACATGCAAGATGACAGTCTCAATATCTTCATAAACGATGCTGTTGCTGCATTGGAGCAGAGCATAGAGTCTCAGCTACATGAAGATTGACAGGACAAAGCTTATAACTCTGTCTGGTGAGATGGAGCGTGTTGTTGTTGTAAACGGGTTTCGTTCTTGGGCACACAGTGTCAATGAGCTTCGTGATTACTTCCGCATGTATCTGTCTGGGTATACACTCAGAGAGGTTGGTGACTACTATGACCTCACGTACAAGACAGTGCATGCAGCACTTCGTACAAACCTGGTGCGTAGCCTATCATACTTCAAGCCCATGCACAAAGAGAATCGCAAGAGACTCAAGGAAGGCAAGGAGCCATTGACAGTCTTGAAGTTCCAAACCAATATCAATGACTACCATGGGTATTGGGACAAGTCAGGTCGTTGGGTTCCCCCAACTGTCTGACTATATGCCTCGATAGCACAACTGGATAGTGCAACAGCCTTCTAAGCTGTAGGTTGTGGGTTCGAGTCCCGCTCGAGGTACGCGTGTGAGGCGATAACCATACGCATTCGATTCATCAGGTTGACGGGGGGTAAGACAAAACGTTGTCTGCCCCCTTTTCGCGCCCTTAGCTCAGTGGTTAGAGCAGATGACTCATAATCATCCGGTCGCTGGTTCAAGTCCGGCAGGGCGCACAAAACACATCACATGAAGCACAAAAGCATATCCCCAATATTGTATGCAGGTCTTCACCCTAATACTCAGATGACAATAAGGAACAAGACCTGTTTTGCATCTGCACAATTGGATATCATCGCACGCACGATATGCGACGTGTGTGGAGTGAAGCACAGCGAGTTCATAGGTAGACCCAAGACCAATGAACTCTCTGATGCCCGCAAGATATTCTTTTACTTATGCAGAATTAGACTGTACTCTGTTACTTGCAGACGTCTCGGCGAGTACGCAGGAGGACGCGATCATTCTACCATCACCGTGGCTGTTCAGCGCTGCGAAGAACTGATGGCAATTGATCGTGATTTTAGGAGACTGTACGTTGACTGCTTGGTGGCATCCACACAGCAGCTTAAGATTAACGGGTACGACTACAAAGGGTCGTACAAAGAATTAACCCATTGACATGGATCAATCTACAAAAGAACAACTCTTGACCAGAGTTACGCTCCTTGAGAAGGAGCAAAGAAGTATGCGACGCCAGATGGTGAAGCTGATTGTTAAATTTAATGACCTCAACTATGAGCAAGACATGGACCACAGAGATCGACTCCGACATCGGAACGTTGAAACTCAAAGTGAGCTATCATCTTGACGGTGGTAGCTACGGCGACTACGACACACCACCTGAGCACCCCAGCGTGGAGATTCAAGACCTCAAGCTTGAGATAGTCACACCTGCACATGACATGATTGATGCCCTTGCGGAAGAGATCATGGAATACGAAGGAAATCATGACCCAGAAGACTATCGAGATTAAATCAAAAGAGCAAAGCAATGCCCTCAACGCTTGGCATAAGGCAGGATATTGCGGTAGCATTATTGCTGGTACTGGTTTTGGGAAAAGCCGGTGTGGTGTGCTGGCTGTTGCTCACGCTCTTGAGAACGGGGGGAGAGCTATTGTACTCGTACCTACGGTACAGCTTCAAGAACAATTCGCAGAAGAGTTCAAGAAGTGGGGACACACAGCCCTCCTGACCAGGGTAGAGATAGTATGTTATGCATCGGCACACAAGCTGAACGACAATCACTATGAGATTGTGGTGTGTGACGAGGTTCACCTCGGTCTGTCACCTGTTTACAGGAAGTTCTTTGAGAGGAACACATACGACAAGATCCTGTGCATGACCGCTACTCTACCCGAAGAAGATGAATACAAGCTGTTGTTGAGAGAGCTTGCCCCGACGGTATACACAATCACGATTGATCAGTGTGTGGCCAAAGGGCTTGTTGCCCCCTACGACATCTATTGTATTCCTGTACAACTCACGGACATCGAGCGGCAGGCCTACAAGAAAGCAAACAACCTATTTGTACAATGCAAGTACAGGCTGGGTGGGTTTGATGCTTTCAACGAGGCCAATCGCATACTCCGTGGGGGACCAGGTGATAAAGGAGCTGCGGCTCAGTTCTTTAATTCAATAAGACAGCGCAAAGCTGTCGTGCAACACGCTGAGAATAAGCTCAGCATGGCTAAGCATATTGCTGCACATCATACCGGTGAAAAGATTCTGACCTTCTCAGGTACGAATGAGTTCACAAACATGATGGCAGAAGAACTGGACGGGCTTGTGTATCACTCTGGTAAGACTAAGAAGAAACGCGAACAAACACTTGAGGACTTCAAGGCTACAGACGGTGCAGTGTTATGCAGTACCAAGGCTTTGAATCAAGGCTTCGACGTTCCTGATGTAGGTGTGGGTATCATTGCTGGCCTGGAGAGCAAGTCCCTACCTATGATTCAACGTGTTGGTCGTCTCATTCGATTCCAGAAAGGTAAGCGTGGTAGAGTGTACATACTCTACGTCGCTGCCTCACAGGAGGAGAAGTGGATGGACCAAGCAACCAAGACTTTACACAATGTTCAACGAGTGGAATCACTCACAAACCTATTTTACGGTTACTAATAAATTTATTCTAATGGTTAACTCAAAAGTTAAATACACACGTGACATGTGGAAGACCATGTCAAAGGCTTTCTTCACAGCACGTGACAAGGGCCTGGACGTAGACACATGCGCTGAAGTGGCAGCAGGCAAGCTCATCAAGAAGTTTGGTGACAGATTTGATTCTATCTCCCCTGCTGGTGTGAGAGCGAAATGCTACGAGCTCAAGCGCAAAGGCTATGACTACAAGACCGACGTCTTGACTAAGACGGACAAGACTCCTAAGAAGGAGACCACACCTGCCAAGACAGCCAAGACTGTTGAGGTCATGGACTACGATGCTGGCAACGTGAAGCAGGTGTCGTTCAAGGTTGGGGACGTAGAGATAACTATGGTATTTAAATAATTGTAATGCTTGTAGAGATCAATACAGAAGTTCTAAAGAAGTTTGGAATAAGTGCTGATGATTTCTTATATTTGTATCTCTTGCATGCCAAAAGTTATGATTGTCTAGAAGGGCTAACGCTCAATCTAGATCCAGAAGCCTTGCAAACCAAAGGCCTACTTAAGTTGGGGGAGGAGCTGCAAGACCACACAATACGTCAATCATTCTTGGATATGTTCCAAGTACCGTTTGATCAGATGTGGTCTGAGCTTCTCTCCCACTTTCCCCTCAAGGTGTTCACTAAAGGCAGTGTACGCATACTGAGGGCTAAGGATGCCAATGCTAGGTCAAATGCAAAAGCCAAGAAGGCGTACGAACGTTACGTGAAGTCTGACTCAGCTAGACACAGACATGTTGTCAAGTGTTTGAAGAACGAGTTGGACTTCCGCCGGGCGAACGACTCTCTTGGTTTCATGCAGATGCTGCAGACGTGGGTTAACAATCATACATGGGAGCAGTACGAAGACCTAGAAAATGAATCATCAGAATCAACCACCCGCATCACTCGCAAGCTATGACCTGACAGGTATCAGAGAGCTGAAGCACATTTCACAGGACGTCAACAAGTCAATTGCTGAAGTCCGCACGAGCATGTACGGCAATCGTACCGTGTTCCCTACGAAATGGCCAAGGCTCAACAGAAACCTGATGGGTGGATTGCAACCGGGTAAGATGTACGTCATTGCTGGTCGTCCTGGTGTGGGTAAGTCCGCTTTCTCAAACCAGATGATCTTCGACGTGCTGGATCAAAACAGCAGCAAAGATGTCGTTGTCTTGTACTGGACATTCGAGATGCCTGGGTATCAGCAGATACTGCGTGCAGGCTCGAAGGACACCAAGATGCAGACATTCGAACTGCTGTCTGTTGAACAACGCCTCAGTGAGGAGAAGTTCAAGACTTACGAGGGTATGGTACAGAAGTACAAAGAATACCCAATCTTCTTTTGCTCTATTCCACAGGATATGGAGAGAGTGAAAAAGATCAATGAGGATGTATTTATACGGTACCCTGGAACTACCGTCATCAACCTCATCGATCACTCCCGCCTTGTGAAAGGCAAAGCTGACACAGAGCTGCAACGACTCAATGTTTTGTCGAAGGCATGCATGTGGATGCACGCACGGATGTCTTGCATTACGATACTGCTGTCCCAGTTGAATCGTAACATCGAGCAAGAGTTCCGTGCAAAGAATCAATACCAGCCCCTCTTGACAGACTTGTTCGGTGGTGACTCTATTGGTCAGGATGCACACGTCGTGATGATGTTGCAGCGTCCCTTTGACCTCTATGGGATTACAGACAAGTATTGTGGTGAAGAACCAGAAGGACTCCTGGCAGTCCACGTGGAGAAGAACCGTGATGGGTTGCTGGGTATGATACCATTCGAAACTGATCTATCAACATTCACTATCAATGAAAGAAATGAAAGTAGTTAAGACGGTAACTGTTGGTAAGCTCAAGTATTTTCTCATAACGAATGGGTACAGAAAGGTTTTCTACAAGGCAACGCTTAATGAAAATGGTTCTTATCACATACTGTCTGGCTATGAGCCCTGCCCCATGCCTGAAGGCAAGAGGGTTGTAATCGAAGCAGGAAAATGTCCCTATCTAGTAAAGAAATGAGTGAACTTACACTACCCAAACAGGTGATAAAAGCTGCACGCAAGTCACCTAAGAACATGATTATCTATGGTCCACCAAAGATTGGTAAGACCACAGCTCTCTCACAACTTGAGGATTGTCTCATCATCGACCTGGAGGACGGGTCAGACATGGTGGACGCACTTAAGATCAAGGTCAACTCTCTCACCGAGTTGGCTGAGGTTGGGAAAGCTATTATGGGTGAGAAGAAACCTTACAAGTACATTGCCATCGACACCATCACACAACTGGAAGTGTGGTGTGAGGAGGAGGCAAAGAAGTTGTACCAGGCTACCCCAATGGGTAAGAACTTTGACCCCCAGAACAAGGGGCTATCTGTCCTTACTCTGCCCCAGGGTGCTGGCTACCTCTACCTTCGTAAGGCTTTCATGAAGTGGTTCTTCAATCTGTCTAAGCTTGCAGACCACGTCATCTTTGTCGGTCACCTGAAGGACAAGTACCTGACGAAGAACGGCAAAGAAGTCAAAGCGAATGACTTGTCACTGTCCGGCAAGCTTCGTGAGATTGCATGTGCCAATGCTGATGCTATTGGCTACGTGTACCGTGGTGACAACACCACAAAGATTTCGTTCGACTCTACGAACGATGACACTGCTGGTTCACGCTGCGAACATCTTAGAGGAATGGATGCACCGTTGGACTGGGGTAAAATTTTCATCGATTAAACTGATTCACAATGTCTATTGACGCACAAGTAGATGTCACAACAGAAGTGACACAAGAGGAGACACCACAAGTGTTGACAATCTCACAGCTCGTGAGCCACATCAAGGATGATGGGATGAGCCGTGACGAGATTCGTAAGAAGTACGGACTCACAATCGCTGAGGCTAAGGAGATCTTCTCCCACCCAAAGCTGAAGGGTATTCGTGTGAAGCGGCAGAGAGTGATGCGCGTTCAGCTCATCGACGACACTGCGTCTACACAGGTCACTCTCGACCAAAGCATTCAAGAAGTTCAAGACAACACCTCAGAAAACGATTACTGATGGCTATTCAATCTAATTCCTCCGACGTACAAGTCGCAGGTGGGGGCATACCCCTGTACTCTGGCATCGCACCTGTCCGTGTGGTTGCTGTCAACCCTAACCTTGGTGAGCTCGCATCTATTGGTGTGAACATGCGCACTGAGCCTAACTACGAAGTCTCTATGGGAGACAAGACTGGCAAGCTCGTGTTCTGGATTCACAACGAAGAGTTCAACTTCACCACGAGGTTTGACATACTCGTTGGTAGCGAGCACAGAAAGGAGTCCTCTACTGGTAAGTTCCAAATCACCAACAAGTATGGTCAGGTGACATGGGCTACTAAGCCAGACACTGCTCCTGACTGGTTCAAGAAAGAGGGTGTGCGTCGCACCTACCCCGGCGAAGAGACACTCATCAACTTCATCAAGGCATGGGCTAACATCCCTAACGATGGTGAATGTTCATTTGATACTATCGATGAGATTGTCAAAGGCAACGTCACTGAGTTGAAGTCATTGGTGACTGCTCTCAAAGACAACAAGTTGCGTGTCATGATGGGCGTGAAGGATGAGAAGTACCAAGCTGTCTACACCAGACACTTTGGTCGCCTCAAGCCACAGCGTGACCAGCTGTTTGTCAAGTCGTTGAACGACGAGTATGGCACATTCAATGCAGATTACAACTCTGACTTGAAGCTCGGCCTGTACTCGCCTGAGTTGGTGACACCTACAGAGACAACAGAGACTCCTACGGAGACTGCTGACGATCTTTGGACGTGATGTTAGGGGGCCGGGTCTATATTTGTAGGTCCGGCCCTACTATACCATGATACATTCAAGAAAGAGCAACGAGACCCTAGACAAAGACACAATACTGAGCAAGGTATCAGAGTATCAGATATTCAAACACTTCTGTCCAAACTTCGAAGACACAGGCAAAAGATTCAAGAGCGATCTGCGAGAAGACAACTCACCTACAGTTCACATCATTGATTGGAACCAGAGGTTGCTGTACAAGGACTGGGGTTGCCCAGAGCACAGCTTCGATTGCTTCTCATACATTGGTTACAAATACAATTTAGATTTCTATGGAACACTTATACATATTGATCAGTCTTTTGGGCTGGGCCTGCATACTGGGGTCGCTCGGAATGAGTTGGTACAAAGGAGAGAAGGAGAGACAAGAGTACCGCAGGAAAAACGGAGGTCGAAGATTCAGGTACGAATCAGGGGATGGAATAGACAAGATGCAGAGTACTGGGGACAGTTCGGGATCAGTAAAAAGATCTTGACTATATTTGATGTTCACCCTATCACACACTACTGGATCAATGAACAACGTTTTTCGTGCAATAGTATCAGCTATCGTTACCGCTTTGACTGCGGTTATAAGATTTACCGTCCGCTTGAAAGAGATTTTAAATGGAGCTCTAATGTGGATTCGTACTGTGTACAAGGGTATCATCAGTTACCTGAAA